AATCCCATTGATTTTGCAACTTGTTGTACAATATCTTTTGAAATACCCTCACTAACTTTACTTACTCTTTCGTTTATATCTGTAAAGTGTCTTAGATAACTCCATACCTCATCAAATTGTTGACCTGTCATATCCATAAATTCTAAGAACACATCATTCTCACTATCTCCACGAACATGCTCTGGTAAATTATTTACTAATCTATCCATATTATCTCTATCGTAATCTCTTGCATATCCTTTCCAAGTATCATACCATGAAGTAAACTCACTTCCACTTGTATGTACTAATGTATATGGTGATGTTGAATTTTCTTTTGGCCATGATGCACTATAGAACTCACCTATTGAACTTGATGCATAACTCGATGAAACTGTATATAAGAAATTTTCATAAGGGTCAAATGAATTTATCACTTGTCGTTTCTTAGTATCTAAAATATTTTTAGTAACAGAAGAACCAGTTACATCGGTTAAAACTAAACTTGCACTTGTATAATGTTCTACTAAATCTATTTTCTTTTTAAAGTTTTTTAATCTAAGTTCTGCAGAACTAAATTGTACAAAATTACCGAAACCAAAATCTGAAGTAAACTCATCAATTTTATTAGTTCGTTTTTGATAATCAATATTTAATTGTACATCAAGTAAACTACTTGAGAAAACTGAATTTGCAATATCCTCTTTTACAGTAGTATCACTACCAACTAAATCAGTTCTGTTTTGAAAATTAGTACCTGAGAACTCTATAGGATTTTCTGTTGAATTTAAATTAGGAACTCTTAAAAATAAATAATCCTCTTCATCATCTACAAAAGGTACTAACTTCACTCTATCTTGATATGGTTCTAATTTTTCTTCAACGAAATTAACTAAATCACCCTTTTCTAAATCATCTGGTAAAGGTTCATATAGTTTTATAAATCTTGTATCTTTATCAGATAGTTGTCTGATATCATCTTTATCTTGAGTAAACTTTGGTGCATCAATAAAATTAATAACTAAGTGATATCCTTTATCACTAACCATGTAATTGTTTAACCTTGAAACTTTATTCTTTCTATAGTTTACATAAAACTCATCAAATATTTTAGTACCTAAATCTTCACCACTATGTTCTGCATTTTCTGCACCTTGTTCATATGTGGTATCAACACGAACTCTATTAAAATCTAATACCTCTACAATCTTTGCAGTAAAATCAATTGGTACATCAGTATAAATTGGTTTAGGTGGGATTGGTTCTGGGTCTGGTTCAGGTTTTACTAATTCTTCTCTTACAATTTCATCTTCTATTTCATCTACTTCACCTGGTTCAAATCTAAGACTATCAACAATCTCTCTTGTTACTGCAACCATAGGTTCATTAACAATATATTCATTTTCTGAAGTTACTCCAGGTGTATTTGTTTCCGAACTTGATTCTCCACTACCGATATTACTACTACCGCCTCCGCCTCCACCAAAACTTCCGCCTTCAACATCTTCTGCCATTCTTAACATATTGATACGATTTTTTCTCATATGTAAGAAGTGTTCCATACTTCTCCATTTACCAAGAGTTGCACTAACTATATTATCTGCATATATCGTGTGATGTTTATCAAGTATTAAATTCCAAACATCTAATTCATTAGATATAAATTCCGTACCAACTTCATTTGCCATATACCATTTACCACGATGTTTAATCGGATGGTGGTCTGTAGTGATAAGATTTTTATAACGAACTAATTTATCTCCATATGGTCTGTTATCTTTAACTACCTTTAATACTTTTGCATAACCTTGTTCGGTTTTAACTTTCATACCTGGTTTCATCATCTTTATTGGTATGGTACGATTGTTACTTAATTTTATTTTTGTATCACCAACAAAACAAACAGTTCCGTAATCATCAAATCCTCTGATATCTTCATAATCATTATCTGGTGCATCCACAACTTCTGTAAGTTCTTCTCTTACTGGCAATGGTTTTTTTCTAAGTAATGTTTTTTTAATTGCCTTCTTTTCTTTTGGTGGTAATGGTCTTGGTGGTGGCGGTGGTGTTGGTGGAAACTCTACTTTTGTATATGTGTACATACCTTTAATAACAAGTTCACCACCTACCATAGAATCTGTAAACCCTCTTTCTTTATTACCTGCAGTAAATATCAATACATTTGGGTCTGTTAAATCAAATCTAATTTGTCCTGCATTAGGAACATTCTTTTTTGGTGTGTACACCATATCTTTGTTGATAGATTTAAAGTTCTTTATATAAGGAATATTATTTATTTTTTGTAAATCAACCTTTACTTCTTTTCTATCAGGTGATATTTCTTTTATTGCATATTTTAATTCTTTTAATGTTAACTCAGTTTGATTTCTCTCACCCTTAGTTCCTTTATTTGTAAAGAATTTTGTTTTTCCATTTACTTTACGAGTAGTGGTTTTACCAACATGAATATAACCTTCTTGATTTAACAATACAGTTCTTTTAGAATCCCCTGCAGTTTTTCTTAAAAATAAATATGATACTTTATATTCACCATCTGTATAACCAAGTTCTCTAAGATGTTGTCCTACATCCATATCAACTGTATTTTCACTTGAGATAGTAACATCTGCAGTAGTTAAGATTTCATCTTGTAATAAATTATCTTCTAAATCATAAATGTATAGATGGATATAATCACCATTATCTCTACCCCAACCAGTGTAGAAAGTATCTGTACCCTCTAATTGTATTTTATCTTTATCTTTTAATCCAAAATTTAACATATTATCCACCGAACCATTTTGATATTTTTCTTGCTAATTTACCACCACTTTTTAACACACCACCAATTATAGGAATTGATAGTATACTACCTGTCTTCTGTAATTGTGTGCCTCTAGCTGTATTATTTAAATCTGCAACTTTATTATTTAAATTATTTATTGAATCCACTAACCCATCATTTAATTCTTTATTTTTATTTATCTCTGCAGCCAATCTTGCCTTCATTGATTCTATACTCTCACCCTCTTCCTCAAATGATTCTTCAGGATAAATACTTGAAAAATCTAATTCTTCACCAAAAAATTTTAACACATTTTCAGTATTACTTGATTTTTGACTCATCTGTAACCTTACATATTGATATGGTTCATCAATTGATTTAGTTTTATCAAAAGGACTCTGATAAGAAAGTAGTGTACCATTTTCATCTCGTATCGGTTTGGTTCCCTCTAAGTTAGAACCAGATACTTGCATTCTTTTTAATTCTTTTTGTGCAACGCGTAATTGTTCTGTTTCATTCGCATCAAGAATGTTTCTATAAAATCTACTTTTTTTACGAGCTGCTTTTTTTAAGATGAATGGCATTTATTACCTCACTACTTTGAATGTATAATCATCATCATATATCATTGATGTTTGGTCTACACCACTTCCACTCACTACTTTAATTTGGAATCGATAGAATCGTTCTGGTTGAAACCCATCCATCCAAACATTAAAATAATTACCTGTAGAATCACAACTAACAATTGAACCTGTTCCAAATGGTACGATAACATCTTCACTTGATGCATCTACAATTGAATAGTAAGTTCCTTGTCCCATTGCTTGACTACCACTTGGTAGATACTTAACAGTCAATGCTGCTGGTGTTGTATCAAACCCACGAGTAGGATATAGTTCACGACCAGTAAATCTGAATTTTACTTTTGATTTTTCCTTATATTCTGGTTTTAAATTATTAAAATAAATCTTTAACCTATCTAAATCTGTAGAACTTAATGCTGATAAACTACCTGTACTCCAACTTGAATCATCCCATTCAACTTCTAATTTAGGTGGAAAGATTGTATGTGTTTCTCTTGAGAAAAACTTTAAGTGTCCTAAAACAGTTGTATCTCTTTCTGCAGAACCTGTAGCAGTTGTTGGGTCAAAGGTACTGAATCTACTTGATGATGTTGGTGTGTTTAATCTTTTAATAATGAATCCTTGATTTGGATATGATGAACCACTATAGATATGATTTTTAACTAAATCAGTAACATCCATTCTAATATCACTTGTTTCATATACTAAACCAAATGATGAACTAACTTCATATGCTGCACCTAAACTTGATGTAAACCAAGTTCCACCTTGAGTTAAACTATCTCCAACCCATTCAGTTTTTGTTGTATCATTATCACGATACTTCCAACTTGCTCCATCACCTATTGCTGGATTACTATCTAACTTACCTGTACCACCATTCCAACTACCACTAATCATATATGCAAATAATGTATCTTCAGAAGCCAATTCTTCAGAACTTGCATCATATAGATTTAAATAATATTTTGCATCACTTGGTATTACACCACTTTGTACTGATGATGAAATATAACTATAATCGAATTTCATCAATATACGAGATACGGATATTGTTGTTCCATTAGAATTCATATTCTTTCTAACTTCAAGTATTTCATCATGACCAGTATTGATTGATGAAGTTACACCACCCTCAAATAAAGTGGTATCTGTTGTTGGATATTCAAAATAATACATTATACATTCCCTACTACTCTACCCTCAATATCGGTGTTAGAGTATTTTAGTTCAAAGATACTTGGGTCAAGTGAAGTGTAGATAACACCATCTCTTGTTGCTGCTTGAATGTCATATACATTTCCACTATATCCCTCAGAGCTTTTAAATTTATTTTCAATTACAACTATTTGTTTTTGTGGATTGTTATCTTCAGGTGGTATTACACTTGCTACACCATCCACTAAAGAAATCTTATAAGCAATATCACCCAAAATAATTGGTTGACCTACTTGCCAGTTATCTGTATCGAAATGTTTATTAACTGCATCAATACATTTTAATAACACTTCATTTTTATTAAATCCTCTTTGTGTTATTATACTAAATCTTACAGCAATATTTACAATGTATGCATCTTTAATATTGATTGCATCTGTTAATATTCTGTATTGTGATAAATAAGTTTTTAGATTATTCTTAACAACTTCATTTAAAGGAACTAATTCTTTGTTTGCATTATATCCTAATGTATATAGATTCAATGCCATTGGATTAGGTATTGCATTACCACCTGGTTGTTTTACCAACTTACCATTCTTTATATACATTTTAGTATTTAATTCTAATTGTTCATCTTGTACGATAAATACTTTTGCAACTGCACCATATTTTTGTGGTAAAGAATAAACACGAGTTACATAATCTTCTTTTGTAACTGCTCTGTTTTGTGAGTTAAAATATGCTAATGCATTTTGTCTTACTTGTTCTGGTGTTTCACCATCTGCTCCACCTGTTGCAGGGTCTGGATTAGTAATAACAAGACTATCTTTTGTATCCTTTACATCACTTGCAGTTAAACCAGTTTCATTTAAAGTAAATGATATACTATTTGTTTGTGATAATTCTCCACTCACTACATTATCATCATTACTACCACCATGTGTATAAGTTACTGTTAAAGAAATATTACCTGGTGCTTGTCCAAATGTTTTTGTTTTTAAAAAGTTACTTGGGTCAAATGATGAATCAAGTTTAGATAAACCTGTAGAAAGTGAACTACCAACATTATCTGGATTAGGTACTATTTCCTCATCTGCATTAGTACTGATTCCTGCTCCAAATCTTAATTCTGTTTTTCCATCACTACGAACATATGTAGTAAATCTATTTGCAGTTTTAACTAACTTTAATAAGAAAGGTGCTGCATTTAAATTATTAGAAGAATCTGGTGATGCATCAGCAGTATTTTCAATATCTTGAAATACTGTATCTTGTGCTAAGAAAGGAACTTGATACCAACTATTACCATCATCATCAACACAAGAAGTAACTTCTATAACATTCTTTTTTGCTAACATAATTTTATCAAACTTTTTAGCAGTACCAAATGTAAAAGTTTCTGTTGTCTTTTCACCACTTTCTAATATTGCTTGTTTTGTTAATTTAAAATGTGTTGGTGTTTCACCATCAAATTTAGATATCTCTTCTGTACGAGAATCATAACTTGATGAGAATTTAAAATTAACATCATCCATTAATCTAAAACTTCTACCACTTTTACTTGAGAATAAACTATCTGCATTTACTCGTGGTGCATAATTTAAATCAGGTACATAAGTATTACTTTGTAGTACTGCAGGAACCTCAACACTTATATCACAAATTGCAGTTGCAGGTGAACTAAGTTTTGGTTTGTATCCAAATGATTGTGCAATCTTAAAAATATTTTTCTTTTCTTCTGCACTATGTAATAGTGTTTCACGATATTGATTATCAATATAATAACTCAACATATCACCAACATAAGATGCCATTTCTATAAACATCATACCTGGTGATGATTCATTAAAATCATTATATGCTGTTGGATAATAAGATTTTGCAAACTCAATAAGATTCTGTCTTATCGAACTAAAATCTCTTCCAATATATTGAATTTTCTTTTTATCTTTTTTTACATTAGTTCCGTATTCTACTTCTGTAGGCATTATTCTACTCCCTTATTAAATACCACTATTAAATGTGAATGTAATTTGTTCTGGTACTTGTTCATCATTTACATTAACACTAAATTCTAAATTCACAATTATGGTATTAGGATTCTCGTTTTCTGTAAACACTTTAATATCTTCAATAGTAACATATGGTAACCAAGTTTCAATCGCATCAGTTATTGTTTGTTTGACTGTATCAAATGTATCTTCTGTTATTTGTTCAAAAATAACATTAAATAAATCTGAACCAAAGTTTGGTTGTCCAACTCTCTCACCTTTTCTTGTAAGTAAAAGATTTTTTATATTTGATGATGCTTGTTCGATTACATTTTTTGCTCTTGGAAAAAATCCAGTACTTCCTGCCTTATATCTTAAAGGAAAAGTTAATCCAAAATATGCATCACTATCATCATTTATTGTTCTTACAGATGGATTGTTTAGTGTGGTTACATTTTCAGCCATTATTTTTTACTCTTGAATTTATCATGTTTCATTAAATCACTATAATCTCTTGTTAAAGCATTTACCAACGATTCAGGTACATCATTTGTAGTTACATTCTTTTCTCTTAATGTTTGTGCAGCTATCATATTTCTTTGTGTTTGTTTATCACCACCTGCTGCCATACTTTCTCCGTATCCTAATAGTTCTGCTGCTCTACTTGAATCGAATGCTCCACCACCCATTGTTGGATACTCATCCATTTCATCACCTTTACTCAAACCTACTGTTTCATTTAGAACCTCGTTCAATGCTTCATTTTCTGTATACTGAACTGGTTCTCTTTTTTGAATTGGTTTTGTAACTTTTCTTGGTTTTGGTGCAAGAGATTTTAGAGACGATTTATTCTCCTTAATAAATAGTTTCTTCACCTCTTTTTGTACTTCTCGTTTTACAACTTCTTGTATTATTTTTACAAGGTCTTTTTTAGTCATATTTAACTCCTATTCCTCTGGTTGAATTGTATAACCCGTAGTTACGACTGGTGGTGTACCAGGTTGAGTAAATACAATCTGTTTATGATAATTATCAAATGATTCAATTAATTGCGTAATAAATTTATCTAAAGTATCGTTCTCTTGTTGAGTAAATGCTGTAGTAATACCTGGTGCTGCAATTGATATACCTGCTGCTGCTCCACCCCAATACAAACCCAATCCACTATCTAATGCTGTACTAAATGGTACTGCCCCATATGCTTTAAAACAAGCAGTCAATAAAGTTTTTAATCCATCTTTATTTCCTACTGCAGGAACCATTGTTGCTCCACCCATACCTGTCTTTACACATTTATCATAAGCATCTGACATTACTGTTGCCATATCTTCTTCTGCAAAAAATCCTTTTTTATATTCTGTTCTAAATTTTGCCCAACTCATTATTTTGTCTTATGTATTGTACTTAACATTCTTGCTACTGCACTTCTTGCTGCTGTTAAATCTGCTATACCAGGTACAACTTGTACTGGTCCTGTCGGTGCTAACAATCCTTTTTCTAATATAGAAAATACCTTATTAAATACTTCTTCCACCACATCACCAAATGCTACTGGATGTGATGCATCAATACCACCAACTAAAACTGATGGTGATTCTATAACTGTTTTTGTTTTTGATGCAATACCAATATTGTTATTACTACTCAATAATATATCACCATTGTTTTTTGTGTTTAATATAATTCTATCTGAACCAATGTAAACTTGACTATCTTCAAATGTACTTAGTTCTGTAACCACTTCTGATTCTTTACCAATTGTATAAGTTAATTTATTATTCTCATCAAGTGGTTGTTTAGATACAAGGTAAAGTACTGAACCATCTTTATCAGGTGTTTCTGTTATTGGTTCTCCAATCTTATCTTTAGTTCCAACTTCACCCTCTTTATTTAAACCTGTAGATAATAAAATATTTGATGATTCAAGTTTATCATTTTTAATATCACTACCCATTCTAATTGCATTACCGAATCTACCTTGTAAAATAAAATCACCATCACCTACAGATAATCTTCTTGGGTCTGTATCTTTTAATTTTTTAAAATCTCTACCTGTAGATAAATCATCATCATTCTTTCTTTCAATTTCTTTTCCTTGTTTGGAATCTAAAGTATCTTTGAATGCACCTTTACTAAGATTGTGAATTATACTTTGTGTAGTGTTACCTTTTAAATTTAATGTAGGTAAATAAAATCTTTGTCCTAAATATTCCATACCGATTACAAGTTCACCAATAACTGGTGTTGAATTAAATAATGGATTCATTGGTTTAAATGTTTTCAATCTATCAATGTTATCACCAGTTTCAGATTGTATGTATCTACCCATGATAGAACCCACCATACCAAAATCTGGTGTTCCATCTTTTAACTTAGGATATGTAGATGTAGTAGGGTCATTGTGAACTTCAATCACTTCTACAGGTTCCATTTCAAAAAAGAGTGCATCATCATTTTGTAATTCTTTCATTAATCGAATTATAGATTCAGTATTTTGAACTCTTGAAGAAACCGGCCCTATTCTTACGCTGGATTCTTTTTTATTTGTGTACATAGATTTATATCTTTGCTGTTATATTATCGCTATGGTCTTGTAACTCATTAACCGTATCGGTTATGTTTTTCATTAATTGTTCTTTCTCTGCATCAGTTAAAGCAAACTCACCCTCTGAATCTGATTTGTTACCCGCCTGTGCCAATCTCTGTACGATGGTTGCCAACTTAACTAATTGTTCATCATTCTTTACATTGATTTCTAAATACTCTTTCAACATAGGAATGATTTGTACGGCCGTATCGCCATCCTTGATAAATCCAACTACCTCTTTCATCAATACTTCTAATTGTTCTTTGTTTCGTTTGGAATTATCATAGATGTCTTTGAATACATCTGATAAGGTTTTACCCTCAAATATTTCGAATTCTATCGCCATAATTTCACCTAATTTGGTTCAATAATAAATATTAAAACTTCAAAAAATCGTGATATATATTTATATACAAATTTTTTTTATCAAATATATACAGTAGTTATTATATGTCGGTGAAAATCCGACTTTAATTGATAACTAACGGGAGAGAAAACCATATGAAGGAAATCATAACACTCGTAAAAGGATATGTAGATGACTTAGCTCATCTAATGTTATCCTTTGTTACTATAGGTGCTGTTTCCGAGATTATCTTCGGTAGTGGTATCTTTGGTGTCAATGTTATTGGTAACCTAACATCTATAATCAACACATTCGGCGAATCAGGCTTCGCTGGACTCGTCGCATTGTTGGTGTTAGTGGGTTTATTCCGTAAATAGTACTAATCGGATAAAAATAGAAAAGGGGGATTAATTTCCCCCTTTTTTATTTAGTCGAACCAACTGCCAGTAAATTTAGTTTCTACTGAACCAGTTGCCAAGAATTTCTTGTGTAGATTGAAGTGATGTTTTTTCATCACATTGATAACACGAGTAATGTGTTGTGTGTTGGAACCAGTCATCTCACGAATCAAGATGTATAATGCCTTCTTGTTAAAGTTATCAATACTATCTTTCATTTCAATTAATTGAACTACAGCATTGGCAACATCTAAATCTTTCTTTCGTTTAAAGACTGTGGTTAGATTGTTTTTCCAATATTCTACTAATTGAGTCATGTACTCTAATTGTACTTGTTCGTTTTCACGAGCTCTTTGTTCTGTAATCGGGTCTCTCTTATAATCAGTAACCTCTTCACCATCGTGTTGTTTTAACCTTTTATAGTTATTGTTGTTATGTAGAATCAAATAGTTCTTAGCAACAATACTGAAGTATGAGAAGGCCTTACCTTTACCCTCTGTAAACTTATGCATATTCATATACAAGAAACTAACTACCTCATGTTTAACATCTTCACTTGGAACATCAAAGTAATAAAACTTAAATGTATGAATAATGTTTTCACACAACTTTTCAAAAGGTACTCTGATATGTTCATTATAAATTCTCTCTCTCATATGTGGTCGAGTTTCTTTATTATGTCTGATGATTGCATCTTCAGTTCCTTGATGGAAGTAATATCTTGGTGAACCCTTTTTTGCTTTTCTTGGCATTATATATCCTTTTCAGTTATAGTGTTTAATTCATTTATTGTTTCTTTGATACCCTCAAAGACCGTTCCGATTTCATCATCGGATTCGAACTTACCCTCTGAATCTAATTCATCGAGTA